CAAGAAATTAATTAATATCTCCTTTCAAACCTCTTTTCAACATACACTCTCATCACCACAGACACCCAAAAACCCATCGGTCCAAATACAAAAGCTTTTTTGTATTAAAAAATAGAAACACACATATATATTACCAAACGGAACAGGAAATGACAAAAGACGAAAAAGATCAACTCACTGTAAAGTATCACAGGCACCTTGCTGGAAACGAAATTAAAGGATTCGTTTATTTCACAAAGAAGGATGTAGATAGAATTATAGATGAAGTAGAAAAAATTAAGGAGCAAGAAGGAGCCTATGACTGATCAAGAGTTTATAAAAGAGGTTGAAGTGTATTTTGATAAGTTAGGATTTACTATGGAGGATAAATTAACAGGTAGATTCAAACGTAGGTGGAACCTTCAAGGTGATTGGAAGTATTTCAAGGATAAGGGTAAACCATATGAGTTATATGAATATACCCTAAATAAAATTTATATGAAAAGAGGAAGTAAATGAGGATTAAATATGAAAAATATATATAAGAAAAAAGGAATTGAATTAGCACACCTCATCTTCAATACCCCTCCTGAACGTATCTCTGGTTTTACTGATATCCTCCTTAAAACTATGATAGATGAATTAGAATTACTAATAGCTAAAGATAAAGAGGAGAAAGAATGAAAATAAGGATACCGATTAAATACGACAAAGACATAAGGCTCCTATTCTACGACTATGGAATAAGAGTAAAGAAGTATGATACCATTCACGATCAAGAAGGATATATTACCTATTCCTTACTACCACTACTTACAGAGGATGATGTGAAAAGGAAGGTATATGAGATAACAGGAAAGGAGCAAGAATGAAATTAGACTTTCCAGATAAATTACATCCCGAAGCCAAAAAGTTTGGTGAGGAAATATTAAAGGAGTTGGAACGACAGAATGTGGTTCAGGAATTGGACATCAACTTGTTAAACTTGGCAGTTATGTCTTATCATACTTTTGTCGTTACAAGAGACGATGTATTACAGAATGGTCCGACATACAAGACGGATGGATTCATTAAACTAAATCCTGCTGTCCAGATTATGAAGGATCAACAAGTTCAATTATTCAAAGTGTTCGACCAACTGGGTATGAGTCCTAAAAGTAGAAAAATGCTTGATTCACTACCACCAAGTATGTTAGATACAGAAAGTCCGTTGAAGAACTTTATGAAGAACGTGGAAACTCGTAACTAATATGGCATTAACAGGAGAGTAGATGAAAAGGTTAAGCGAGTACCTGGACAGCGTTCTGGACGGGGAAAGAGTTGTTGGTAGGTTAGAAAGACTGGCAGTTGAGAGGCACGTTAAAGACCTAAAGAATCCAGAACTGGAGTTTCGTGTTGAAGACGCTCAGCGAGCTATTTCGTTTATAGAAATATTACAACACTCGACCGATAATAATGCTGGAAAACCTTTTATTTTAGAAAACTGGGAGGTCTTCATAGTTTCACAAATATTTGGATTTTACTGGAAAGGAACTAATAAACTTCGTTTCAACTCATCCTACATACAGATAGCAAGGAAGAACGGAAAGAGTAGTTTAACTATTGCTATGGCCTTGTATCACTTCATCAGTTATAGTAATAAGAATGCAGAAGTATTATTGGGTGCCGGTACAGCTAAACAAGCAAAAGATGTTCTGTTTAAGATACTCAAGGACTTTTGTAATAGATTGGACCCACATGGAGAATTCTTAAAACAATATTACAATGAAGTAAGGTTTAAGAACACAGGTAGTTATTTCAAAATAATGGCAGGTAATGTAGATAACCTTGCTGGTTACAATACATCTTTTGCTATCGTTGATGAATACGCCTTTTCTAAAAACCATCAAATTCGTGAGATGTTTAGAACTTCTATGGTATCTCGGGAAAACCCTCACTTGCTAACAATAACGACTGCTGGGTGGGATATGACTGGACCATGTTATGCATTACGAGAAAGTTGTATAAACTTACTTGAAGGTATAGCCAAAGACGAAAGTATGTTCGTTATGATATTTGAGATGGACGAGGATGATGACTGGACAAATCCAGATGTTTGGATCAAAAGTAATCCCAACCTTGGAGTGACCGTTAGTATGGATGCTATACAAGATGGTGTAACGAAAGCCATGAATACTCCAAGTATAGAAGTAGATGTAAAAACACTCACACTAAATAAGTGGGTTCAATCCAAAGAAACGTGGATACCTGATAAATACTTGGGTCCTTGTTTCGAAGACTTAAAGATAAATGACTTTATAGGGGAAGAATGTAATATAGGTGTTGACCTTGCATCTGTAAGTGATATATCTTCTGTTGTTATTATGTTTGTTAAAGATCAGGACGATGGAGAACACTTTTATTTCTTTCCTCTGTTCTATATACCATATTCTACTCTACATGATAGGGCAGACTCTATTATGTATAAAACATGGAAAGAACAAGGGTTGATAACAGTTACAGATGGAAATACTACGAATTATAGCTTGATAACGAATGATTTGTTAGATATAGATAAAGATAATTATATAAGAAAGATAAGTTATGACAAGTGGAACTCAGAAGTATGGGCTATAGACTGTCAGGATAAAGGATTACCTATGGAACAATACAGTCAGGCAATCGGTAACTTCGTCATACCGGTTCGACAATTAGAAAAGCTTATTATAGAGAAGAAGGCACACTTTCAGAACAACGAAATAATGATAACTCACTTCCGTAACGTATCATTACGCTACGACAGTAATGCAAATTGTAAACCTGACAAGGGTAGAGATCCTCTAAAGAAGATAGATGGTTGTATTGCAGCAATCCAGGCATTAGGTGGTTATCTGTATGATATGCCCAAAGGAGGTAGTAATATCTACTAATTCCAAAATAAACCTCACTTTTATCACACAAAAGTATTGCTCCCTTATATTTATATCATATGAGGACCTCCTGTCCTCTTCGCGAACAAAATAAGGAGTAAAATATGCGAATACTCGGTTACGGCCTAACCAGGCGTAATATACCAAAAAATACAGAACAAAGAGCGTCCCTAGCAGAATATCTCTCAACTTTTGGGATATCTCCATCAGGGGACTCGTCTAACCCAACAGCAACCACAGCATTAAATATCAGTGCATTCTATAAAGGTGTGACCTTGATATCAGATTCTATTGCTGGATTACCTTTGGAACCTTATACCTTACAGGACGGAGTATGGAAACCCAATAAAAATCACCCATCATATTATATGTTAAACGTTGAACCACATGAGATGTGGGGAAAATTCAACTTTATTAAACTGATGGTTTCAAATCTTCTATTACACGGAAACGCTTACACATACATAGTCCGTGATGGATTAGGAAACCCAATAAACCTAATACCGTTATACCCTCCCGATATAGAAATATATATCAACAAAGAAGACAACAAGTTAAAATACAAAGTAGATAAAAGAGATGGTTTTATAGAACGATCCGATATGATCCATATTTTGGGTCAATCCAAAAACGGTTATGTTGGAGTATCTGCTATCACTTATGGTGCCACTTCCATGGGGATAGCATTAGCAAGTGACGCTAATAGCAAAGGTTTCTTTGAAAACGGTGGAAACATGTCAGGTATCATAACAGTTGCCGGAAGGATAACACCTGAGAAGGCTGCTGCCATAAAAACAACCTGGAATACAGCTTTTAGTCCGTTCAATACAGGATCAACTCCAGGTGGTATTGCTATTATGGAAGATGGAATGACATATCAACCTGTTTCAGCAAATCCACAAGATTCTCAGCTTCTTCAGTCACGTATGTTCAATGTAGAAGAAATTGCCAGATGGTTATGTTTACCTCCAAGTATGTTAGGAGTTCAGGGTGGTCAGTTTTACAACTCAATAGAACAAAACCAGATATTATACTTACAACAAACGCTAACTCCTATTATAGAAAAGATAGAAAACGAGTTAGAAAGGAAATTATATCTTCCAAGTGATAGAGGCATAGTAAAAGCCAAATTTAACGAGGAAGAGATGTTTAGATTAGACACGGAAGCAAAAGTCAATCATCTAAACAAGTTAAAAGAATCAGGTTTCATTAGTGTTAATGAAGGAAGGGAGAAGTTAGGATACGAACCCGTTCCAGATGGAGACACAATTACAGTGAAATCAGGCTACACACTTTTAGGTGATGTAGGGAAAGAAGAAAATGCAGCTCCGGTTGAGACTACTCCCGTTGAGCAAAACAAGCTGAAGGATAAGAAGGTT